GATAAAATTAAACAAGGAGTAGGACCAGAACCTCCTCTTCAACTTCCTGCTCTTGATCTAAGTGATTAGAGCCTCAACAACTTTGGGAGCCTCTCCCACTTAGCCAGGAAGTCAACTGCCTCAATCCATGTCAAGGGATTGCATGTCGGACTTGGAGCTCATGTTGCTGCTGAGCTCTCTCTTGCTGACCTCATCGCCCTCCCGGCTGTCTGCCCTCGTGACGAACTCCAAGGACCTGCCGCTCAAGCAGTCCAGGTTGTCGAACTCACTCCTCATGAGGATGAAGACTGGGTCCACGAACTTCAAGAGGTTCTCCTTATGGTCCCTGATCTTGGTCTTCTTGTCAATTATCAGGCTCTTACAGAACTTCAGCTCCACCTTAGATAGCTTAATCTTATTGGCTGCCTTTGCCATCTCCTTTGTGGTCATTGCTTGTTTGAATTCAAAATTGGTGTAGTCGTCGTCGTAGTCATCCAAGCTCAAAGCGTTGTCTAGGTCATCGAGTCTGAAGAAGTAGAGCAAATTCACAAGATTGTGCAACGGGGTCAACGCAGCAAACTCGGAGCTCAGTAACGAGCGGATAGACTTGCTCTCGCACAAGCATATAATAAAATACTTGATGTTCATTGGGTCGGCCGATAGGAACTCTATCATATGAGTCAAGGAGGTCTCCACGTTGTGCTTCTCCTGGTCCTGGGTCTTTGACGTGGAGCTACTGTACGACTGGTAGAATGACGGCAAGCTCTTATTGAGGTTACCGAATATTGAGTTATCGAACATCTCCTCCATCTTGCTGAACATCTTGTTCTCGTCCTCGTCGGGGTCGATCGGCGCACAGCCAGAGGTCAACAGGTCAGTCAAGTTCATCCCATACAAGTAGTACTCTCTATTGGCCATCTTCGAAGACACGTCAATCTCATCTAAGAACACTCGATCTAAGCTGTATATAACAGACCCGCTGTTCAAGCTCGAGTCCTTCACCTTGTCCAGGTACTTCATTGTCTTTAGATTATTCTTGTAGGCGCTCAACATCGACATGAATTTCGAGAACCTGAAGCTTTGCATCTCACAGAATATGTTCGTAAACAACTCATGCTTCTCCAACGAGAACTCCTGCATCTTCAGCTCCTGGAAGCACGAATAAAAACTGTCGATGATCTCCTCACTGCACCTCACCCCCAGAACTAGCAAGACACTGACCATCGGGTTGTTCATTTCGCTCAGCTCCTCCTTGGTCTTGGTCACGGCCTTCCTGGTGTTGAAGCTGCTCAGCCAATCATTTTGACGATCCTGCGACACTTGGACGGTATTCATCATGTGCTGGAGGTCTGTCAGTGTCGCGATGAGTTTGTGGTCCAGGCTGTAGCAGGATAGTCCGAGCTTCAAGTCCTCACTGCTGCTTTGAAGCTTAGACATTAGGCTGGTGATGTTGGAGTTGCTGAATATTGCAGTCCTGTAGTTCCTCTGCAACTTCGATTGAAGGTTCAACAAGTCGGACATCTTGCCAACGACCATGCATTTCAGGTTTAGGTCGATGTTCGACAGGAGTTTGCTGGAGATCATGTTGTAGGACTTCTTGCAAAATGGGGGATTCATCACATGTACCATGTCGCTAGACAAATTGTCTGATCTGAAGTCGCTTCCTTTCCCGAAGCTGTCCTTGAACTTGAAAGAACTCAGGTTGTGATTGTCTAAGACACATTGTCTCAGGGGCTGCCAAGAGTAAAAGTTGGTGAGCGTGCCTTTGACGAACTCTATGCAGGTGCTATAGTCCTTGATGTCCATATCGACCTTCCTCTTTAATCTCTCATCAGTGGAGTCCGCCTTCCTTTTGTTCAGGTTGCTCACCTTGGTCTCCATGTCGCTTATAGTTTTCTTGCACTTCTCCTCGTCCGTGAGTGTCGAGTAGTCGACGAACTCGGATATCCTCTTGTGTCCGTTGTCGTTCCTCATCAAGCTGAAGATGTCCTTCAAGGACCTTAGGTTGACCGACAAGTAGAACATCAGCATCAGATGCATGCTCATCCCTAGGAAATTCTCGCTGAACAACAACGTTTCATTGTTGGACGTTATCCTGTCCTGGAGGAAGTATTTCATGAGGTCTTCCTTGAAGGTTAGGCAGTCGTGGATGTTGAACAGATCACCGAACCTGATGTCATCGGGCCCCTTCACCGACAACATCGATTGGATCATCTTCTTAAACCTGTAGTGATTTCTGAACCCCAGGTGCTCGATGTCCTGCAGCTTGTACAACTCCTGGAAGAACTTCCTGGACAACCCGTGGTTCAGCAGCAAATCCTTGATGTTCAACTGCTGGTACAACCTGGAGGCGTTGGATATCAATAGGTTTAAGAACAGGTTGTCGAGCTTCTCGAAGCTGAGCTTCATCTTGTCTTTGTTCTCTCTGAGCGCGCGCTTGTAAGACCTGATCATCAGGTTCACTAACTCGGTCATGTGTTTGGTGTCCTTAATGATGATCTTATCGGAGTGCTCGCTCATGTTGAAGAACTTGTTGGCGAATAAGTCGTTGTCGTCAATCTTCTGCATCAGCTTCTCCTTCGCTCTGATTAGTTCAACATCTGACTTACCTAACTCCTGCATCTTTCCCATGTTCTCCCTCAACTTCGACATGACGTCTGGTTGGGTCAATAAGCTCAATGTCATTGCGCTCTCTCTTTTCTTCTCCAAGCTCTTGTCGTGATCAAAGTCGTCATTAGACATCACTTTGTTTATCTCAGCCTCGTCGATGGTGGTCGGTTCGAACATCTGATCGAGCATACTCGCAGTCTTGCTCATTCCCAACGTGTTGCCAAAATAGTTGTCCTTGGCCTCTTCGCTCGTCATGACGCCTAGCTCTTTAACCAAGAGACGGTATATCTCGCTTATGCACGAGGTCGGCTCCATCTCCAGCCAGGATTTCTTCGCCGTGGTCGGGCCCGCCAATTTGTCAGACAACATCTTGCTCACGATGTCCATGCCTCTATTCTTCTTATCTTCGTCGCTCATGCTGTTGTACATGTTCTTGTACATCTTAAACCTCAATTGAGTCAGCGTCTCCGAAGTCTGTATCTTGATCAATTTTGACTTCATCTCAAACAACATGGCTTCTTTGTCGAACAGCTCCAAGTCCGAATCCGACGTCATCATGGGGTCCACTTTCCTCGTGGTGCACATGAGGCTGATCCTGTCGTTCATGATTGCTATCTTCATGTCGGCTATGGTTAGGTTGCTCATCGCGTCGAGGGGCAAGCTGTTGTACCTCAGGTGCAAGCTGCTCTTACTCAAGTCCGAGAATGTCTTGTCCATCCTGAATACATCATCTTTTGCCATGTAATTCACGATCTTCTCGCCCGTGGTGGAGAAACACTCTCTCAGAGCTCTCATAATCATCTCTGAGTTCATCCTCTTCTTGCTGTTGATGAAACCCATGTACAACAAGAACTGTTTCATCATATCCAAAAATATGGCACTGTCTATATTGTCGGTCATCTGGATGTTCAGACTCTTCCTCACTGAGCCCTCGGACAGCCAGGAGGGGAGGGAGTCGCCGACGCTCAGTTTTATCCTTTCGGAGCCTCTCATCAACAAGAGCCTGTAGTTCGTCATGTTTTTATTCGGATTCTGCATCTTCTTCGTCAGCCACATGACTATCGTCTTTTGAGTGGGCATCAGCTCCAAGCACCTTCTGAAGGAGCTCATAAATAGCTTACATATCAGCGCCACTTTTGCGGGCCTCGGCTGGAACATCTCCGTATTCTGAATCAATTCAAACATGTCGTCGTCCGACAAGATGTCTAACATGCTAACCTGCCTGTGGCTCAACTTCATGCTCCTGAGCAAGGACATCAACTCGTCGTGTGACATGTTCTCCTTGATGAACATGTAGTTGTTGATCAGGTTCAAGCTGTCCCTGATCTCCTCCAGCGACATGGTGTCTCTCATCGAGAGCAACTCCCCTGCGTCGACGCTCAACACCGACTTTTTCAAGACCTTCGGGTCTTTCAGGATGCCGATCCGCCCTGGCATTGAGTTGAACATGGCGACCATCTTGTATGACGACGCAATCGACATTGTCGAGGCCCCAGGCATCACGGCCGTGACCCTATCCTGGCGCCTGGTCATCCTGTGGGAGATTATCTGGGCCAATTTCGATATTGAGTGCTCGTCTGTGTCAGTCAACCCCAAATTCTCCATGGTCTTGACGGGGTCGATGTCGAGCCAACTGAACAGCTTCTTGTGCGACGCAAACTGCTTGTAATGTTCATCATTAGGCGTCAAGTTGAACCTGCTGCTCGCCCAAGTGTGCTTTATCAAGCTGGCGAAGGGGATCTTAGGATCGAACTCTACATTCCTGTTCTTCAACTTCCTGGCCTTCATCTTGAACTGCTTGACCGGTAGTCTTGTGTCCACAACGGTGCTCATAATGGTGTACATTTCCTCGTACGACCTCATCATGTCGAAGTGGAAGTGGAGTTCCTCGTCTGTCAAATCCCTTATGTCGGAGCTCTGCATGAAGCTGCTAATCAGCGAGTTATATGTCTTCCCTATGTTCGCCTTCAAGAAATCTAACGCGTACTCCTCCAGGTCGACCGTGGTTTCCTTTAGCTCGGAGGCCAACCTCGTAGACAACAGAATCACATTCCTAGAGGCAGTCCAGCACTTCGCCGACCTATAGGCGCCCATCTTGTTCACCATGCGGACTACATTCTTAAACTTCAACGATTCCGCTGCACCCTCCGAGAAGAACCTGTGGGTTATCTGATGCAAAACCCCGAACGACCTTGTATTCTCACTGCTAACCCACCACCATGGGTTGATCTTATCCATGTCATTCATCAAGTCCCTAGACAAGTCCATCCTCTTCATCATGTCCAACCACTTCTTGACTCCCGACACATCCGCCTTTATTGACGACCGCCTCGCAAATGGGTTCTCCAAATCGCTAGTTATCTCCTCCATGTCCATGTTCAAGAAGTACTCTTTGAGCATCCTACCGGTGCAGTACACTTTGTTGAACATGTTTTTCAAGATCTGATTTAAGGCCAGCCTCTCCCCCTCTACCACAACGGTGAAGTTGGACAAGAAGTTGGTGTCGATCAGATTGTCATCGAACTTGGCATGGATTTTGTTGTACAACGTCATCAAAACTGTGTAGTTCCTGAACTCTGCGCCCATCAGCTCGTTTGTCAGTGGGTCCATCAATGGATACACCCCGAAGTCACAGGGCATGTACTTGAAGAATAGTGTCTTGATCTTCCCTATTATCTTCCCGTCGGGCAGGCTGGAGCTGCTCGAGTCCATGAGCGTATCCCACATCACGTGGTTGGACATCATGTTGTAGACGTCGGTCATCTTGTTCGAGAACATCATGTTCTTCAAATGCGCCGAGAAGCACAACTTCGCGTTGCCGCCGTTCTCGAACAAGTTCCTGATGACTCCGAAGAAGTTGCTGTGCATCTTGTTGATGTCGCTCGTGTCAGGCACTGGCACCGAATTGAATGCAAACTTGACGACACAGGGAACAATAAGGTCGCCGACAGTGAAGTTTGAGTTGAATTCTCCGACAATGCTGTGGAGCGAGGTCTTGTCTCCGACCTCGATGTTGAACAGCCTTGAAACCAAGTTGGCCACCATGTCCTCCAACACCACCCCCATCTGCATAGTGAACAAGGACGCCTCACAGCTGATCGAACTCAGGTTCGTGAAGCTATAGACTTTGAACCTATCATCGGACGAGACCATGTCCTCACACTCGTAGATCAACTTCCCGAAATTCTTTGGATCGGAGGCCCTTAGCTTCTCTATGCACTTCTGCATGATGACCTCCTCAAAGGAACACCTGCCGATGTGCTGGTAGGAGGATGTAAAGTGCAAGATCCCTTGAAGCATGTTGGATATGCAGGTGAAATATCCCTTGACGTTTTCCGTTAGATCTTTCTTCAGCTCCTTGAAATAGTCCTCTTCGCACCAGTGCGGCCCAAGCTTGTGCATCAACCTCATCTTATTCTCACCCAGGAGCTTGTTCTGCGCCTCGTTGTAGTTCGAGTCTTTGAGGCATTGGGTGACGAAGTCTTTAGACAACAAGATTTTCTTGTCCATATGCTTGACGAGGATTAGCTTGAACAGACCCATCAAGTTCTCCACCTCGCGACTGAAGGGGAGGTACATGAACAAAAATTGTATTGGGATGAAGTTCTGGCACCACCTTGAAGCGTCTTCGTTCCTGCACACTATCTTCACCCTGGGCAGAAACTTGCTCACGTAAAACTCGGCGTCGTCGTTTATGAACTTCTCATTGTTGTCGATCAGCTGCTCCTTTAGCGTGTTAATTGGAGTCTTCGACACCTCGCTCATGCTGTATGGCCTCAGCGACTTCAGCGAATTTCTGCTGTTGCTGACTATCGACTGGACAATGGTTCCCTGCCTGATGGTCTTGCTCTTCCCCTTAGTCAGCTGCTCCCTCTTGTCGCTAGAACACATCCCCTCGGAGAACCTCTCTAAGAAGTTGATCAGCAGCCTAGACTTGATGTCGAGGATCAAGATCTCCCTGACTCCACCTATCTGTGCCTTCTTGAACACCTCACACATCATGTGGTCGCTGCTCAAAATTTCCTCGAACCAGTCCATCATGCGGCTCCCCTTCATGTTCAAGAAGAAATCATCGAAGTCCTTCGGATCTGTCAAATTGTCGAGTTTCTGTCTGATTTTCTCGATGAAGCTGGACACTTCTTCGTCTTTATCCTTTAACAAATTGAACATCTGCTCCATGCACTTGGTCCTTTTGTCCACCAGGCCGACTAGCCTACCCATCCTCTCATCCTTAGACATCTTGCTGTCGACTTCTAGCTTCATCATGTCTTCGATTATGTAGTCCGACGATGCCTTCAGGGTGCAAAAGATGTCCAGGTACCTATTTATGTGCCTGTTCTGCGATGAGAGGAGGGCATTGAGGCCGTCCTTCTGCATGTTGTCTTTGTGCTTCCTGGCAACCTTCGACCCGGCACTAACTGCGAGCATGTGGTACTTATGCCTAGTCTTCTTCCCGTGGAGTGTTTCATCGAATATGTGGTTCATCCACCCTATGTTTGCCTCATCCTTGTCGTCCTTCATCATGCATGAGGGGTTCCCTATAAGAAACTCGGAATCACCGAAGTCGTTGAGCAGTCCTGGCATGCTAGCCTCTTCAACATGCAACTTCTCGAATATCTCTCTTGACGCTGAGTCGGGAGACTGCTTATTTTTGTTGAAGGTGTTGCACATGTAGAACTGGAACATGACTAAGGAGAATGGGAGCAGAGGCACATCGCCTTCGGCCAAGTTCTTCAAGCTCCACCTCAGCTCGCTGTTCAGCTTGACTTCGTCAGTCTTGGTGAAGTTGCTTATGGTCCTCAGGTTCTTGTTCAAGAGGTTACCGTGCATCTTCTTGTAGTGGGTCAGATCCCGGAAGATAGGGCTCTCCAACAGGTAGATGTTGCCAGCGTTGATCTCCTCCTTTTGGTCCAGGTCGAGGTCTCTGGGCAAATTCCAGTCGGTCTGGCTAGTGCTCATGAACGGCATCCTAGATCTGTTCGAGTTCCTAAAACTCTCGTTGTGCCCGACAGCCTCGAACATCCTCTGCATCAGGAGCAAGTCCAAATCTGTCCTCAAGATTTTCTTTTTCATGCGGCCTCTGATGTATGACCCGATATCCCTCTTCTCCGAGTCGAGCTTCATGAACAAGTACCTCATGTTCTGGATGATGTCCTCGGTGTGAGTCTTTAAGCTCGACATTATCAAGAACATCAAGGCCTTTGTGTCGGTCTTGTCGCTTTGGACCCGCATGGTCACGCCAGAGCTGTAACTCATATTGTCTAAGTACGACTCGTACACAGTGCTCAGCATGTCAAATATCCTTATGTAGTGCTCTAGATGGTAACTGTCGAGCTTGAGCCACCTGGTGAACCAGGTGTTCTCATCGAGCATCTGAAATCTGCAGGACTGATTCGTGAGCGTAGGCTTAGGCTGCTCTGATATGATCTTGATCCACATGGACCCATCTGAAGTGCCGGTGCTAGCTCTAGGGGCTATCTGGATGAAGGTCTTACCGTCCGGGCAAGCGCAGTATGTGTGGTCCGATTGGTTCCGACCCTTCCTCTCGCAATTATACGCAACTTCCTGCATAACCATCTGGAACCACATTGAGTGTCTGCCAATCTTCGTGTTCATGAAGTCATTGAGGAAGCTGATGGACTCCTTCGCGACCAAGTTGTTCTTCAAGTCGAATGAGAATGATCTGTTGCCAACGAAGTCGGTGATCTGGTTGCTGACGTCGGAGCACAAGTTGTCGCTTAAGGGCTCACTCATCTCCCAAATGAGACACGACAGCTCGCTGGCATTGGAGTCGAGTATCAAGGATTTGCCCTTGTTCTTGATTGAGGCGTTCCTAGCCAACCGAAAGATTTCAGAATCGGGCGCATGCTTCATGAGGAGACGCTTCCTGCCTGGCCCTGCTATATTCATGTTCAACCTCTCCTCTGTGCTCAAGTTTATCTTGTATTTGTACTTGCTGTGGTACTCGCGCTTGATCATCTCCAACATAGACTTCCTGTCCTTGAGTCTCAGCTTCTTGAGGATCAGGTCCTGGAAATCGTCCGAGGGGTTCATGTGCATCAGCACCAATTTGTTGAATCTCTCGTCATCCTCGTCAATCCTGTTGATCCTTGAGGCTAGGTCGGGCATGTCTAGCGTAATTGGGATCCGGAGCTTCAGGTCTTCGTAGGAGTCGACATGAAGCTTAGGGCAGTGCATGAGGACATCTCTGATATCGAAGTCGTCAGACATTAGGAAATCCTCCCCCGATTCCTCGTAATCCTCGTACTTCTGGGTCTTGAAGAAGTTCTCGTCATCCAAGTCGGACTGGAGCTTCTTATTCATCATGATCTTTCTGATTTTCTTTAGGCCCTCGACCCTCTTATTCACGCCGAACATGTCGTAGAAGCTGACCTCCTCTGGAACAGTGAATGGCAAGAACAGGGAGTTCTGCGCTTTTTCGTACCCATGACCCTCCACTGGTAACCCCTGGACTACTGACTTTAGCTCCCTTTCGCCGATGAGGCAGAGGTCATGGATGCAGATGGTCAAGTCTGAAAGTGAGCTCTCGTACTGCTTGACCATGTCCTCTATGATGCTGTTCATCTCCGACATCCTATTTCTCTCCATGCTCTTCTGGCTGATCATGAGCTTGAATTCCTCAGAGAGTGCCCACCTAAAAGCTTTGGTTCTGTTAATGATCGTCTGGTTAGTTATAAGATCGTCTATCACGCTCTGGATGGATCCTTCCTTCTTGTCCATGGTCTTCATGTATGTGAACATGTTCTGCTCTTTCGTGCAGTAAGTTGCAATCTCCTCTATCAACTTCGTCTCGCTGATGCTGAGTTCGGGGTTGCGGATCTCGGTCATTAGTCTGCCAAGCCTCGTCGTGCAATCCTCCTTCTCCATCGATGCGAGTGTCTCTAGCAGGTTGGAGATCGTCCCACCCTTGTCTTTCTGCTTGCTGATCGCCCTCTCTATCACGGCCTTATCGAGCTCGATCCTCCTGTATTGTTCCACGTCGCCTTCCCCCTCCGATTTGTGAAGCGCCAACATGAGCTGGGGAGAGCCTGCGCAGGCTGCTTGAACTCTCTGGTCGAAATTGATGAGTGACTTGAGGTCGTCCATCAAGACGTCAGTGGTGAGGTCCCCCATGAGGTCGATCAACTGGTTCTTTGTCTCAAAAACGCTCCTGTCGGACCCTATGACTATTGGCAGCTGGATGGGGACGAGGCCTATCTCTCTTATGATCCCGGAGATGTTGTTCAAGTAGACTCTCTTCGTGTCGAACCTACTGGAGTAGTTCCTGGTGAAGGAGAAGTCACCAACCACCACCCACTTGCTTGAGCTGCTATCAGAGTCGATCAGGTCCAAGTGCTTCCTAAGGACATCAAGGCTGATGCGGGATTCACAGGCGAATTCGAGGATGTCTGGGGTTTTGTTTATTACGTTGGAGAACTTCATCTGCAGCCTCTGCCTATCGGGTTCGCTCAGGCCGAACTGCATGGCCCTATCCACGAAGTCGCTGACGACCGAGTCCATGCCCTTCAAATTGAGATGATGGGCCATGATGCACTCCAACATCAAACCCTTCAGCCTGCCGACCAAGCAGACAGTCCTCTCGTCTTCCATCTTAAACAACTTGAGGGGTTTGTTGGATCCGGGGTCCAAGAACAACATCTTCGACACATCGTGGGTCAGCAGATTGAAATCATCGCTGCTGATGAACTTCCTTATGTGATCGACCTGCTTAAGCATGTAGTTGACGAATGTGTGGTGGTCGAAGCTCATGTACGACCCAGAGCTGCTGCTGGAGGTCCCCATGAGCTCATTGACGGTGTCCTCGCTCATCTCAAACACCTTCATGTCCTTCTTGAACAAGTGCCTCTTCATTTCAATCATCACATCGTCGCCCTCTGTCTTGTCGGTGTCGAGTAAGCTAGAGGAGGAGTTGTCGGTTGGGTTGATATCTGCCTTCAAGAGCTTGGGGTTGGGGAGCAGAGCCTGGCTGGACTTCTCCTTGAGGATCGACTGCGCAACCTTGATGGGCTCCATCAGGTGGTGCCTGACCAGCATCTGAACGTTGCATGATCTCAACCATAACTGACTCAAGTCTGCACTCAGCCACGAGAAGAAGTTGGGCAGGATGTCGTCGGTGTACAATTTCATCTGACCCTCTGCATCGAGAATTCCGGGGTTGCCTTCACTCAAATCACAGTTGTTCACGAGATCAAAGCTGACGTCGTGGAGTGACTCAAAGACCAGGTTGCTGAGACCGGTAATCTGGCTGAACGTCTTATCGAACGGGTCGAGCAGGAGGGAGACGAACTTGAAGAATAGCAAATTGCAGATGTTGTTGAACTCACTCTGGCTGAATGGCATCCACTTGTGGTTCGAATTGCTCAAGTCGTCGAAGTCCACAGGGATCATGAGGTCGTTAGCTGTCAGGAAATAGTACAGGTAGAGCTCGAATGTGTGGCTGTTTATTCCCATTATGTTGTTTGTGAATTTGTGGTCGGACGGAATCCACTCGGTGTCGAAGTTCCTAGGCATCTTTGATATGTTGTACTTCTTCATCAACCACTTAATCTTGAACATCATGCTCGAGTATAGCCGGTTCTCATAGAACCTCTTGTTCGTGTCGCTGTTTAGCATGCTCTTGTTCTGCGTGAAGTTCAGGTCGATGCTGATGTGCTTCGACTCGGATAGCTGCATGTTCAATGTAATGACGCGCAGGCCATGTGAAATCCTCACTGTGTCGACGAATGGGAACGAAGCGTTTTGTCTCTTCTTCTCGTCGCTGCTGAGGCTCCCATACCTGGTTCTCTTATCCAAGTCGACGCGCTTGGTCTGCCTCGAGTCGTCCTTTGCGGAGAAGGCGATGGCTTCGAGATCTTTCCTCCTAGTCACCCTCTCGAATATATCTTCCAGAGCGCCATCGCGCTTGCGCCTGACTTCGACGGAGAAGTCCAAGTCCTCACATGCCAGGGAACCTTTATCGTAACTGCCGTAGCACCTGAGCCCTATGTCGTACTGGCTCGGGTAATAGCCGAAACCGCATCTGTTGTACAGGAGGTCAATATACGACCTGATGCCCACTTGTATGTCGCTCATGCAGGCGTCCAAATCCTTCCTGTACCACAGAAACTTCGACTTCATCGTTTTGAATAAATTCTCCAGGTTGTTGTCGACCTGGGACAACTTCTCGAAGTCGTCAGAGGACATAATGTTGTTCTGCCTGAAAAATGTGCTGTCATTCCACTCGTCCTTCTTCAGATCATCCCCCGACAAGTCCCTCAATCTCTCGAGCCTCTGAGAGCTTTCGATGTCGTCCAGTTCGACTTTACTATTGATGTTTATTTGCGTCTTGAACATCTTCAGCTTCCACATTTTGATGGACTTGATGTGCAAGGAGTTGTCAAACGAAGTTAGCTTGTTATTGTCGTAGATTAGCTCAACCGCTTCGATGCAACCCTCAAGGATTGACTCGAACATGCTCGTGTTGTTGAAGCTTTTCAGGTAGTGCAGGGGCATGTTGGATCTGAGCATGGACTGGACCAAGAAACTCTGCCTGACCTCAATTGATTTGGTCTTGCTACAATACAAAACCGAGTGGTAGTGGTCTTTGCTTGAGTCGATGATGATCCACTTCTTAGGGTCACACGAGCTAAGCTTACTTAGCATCGATTTGTTCTTCCTCAGGAGGAGGTACTGGATGCGGGTCTCATGGGCCTCTGAGAAGTGGGTCATGATCTTCTCAACAAAGAAGATGGGGACATTGAAGATCTTGTTGTCGTCCAAGGATTCGACGTACTTGACATAATTGCGGTCAGACTTCAAGCCCGGCTCGTTGATGCTGCTGCTGAGGCTGCTCCTAATCGCCTCCTGGGCCAAGTCGCCTAGCTCCTGGTAGAAACCCAAATACGTTGAGATTGTCTCCTTCCAGCTGATTTCCAAGTAAGACTTGATCGAGTACAACAGGCAGCAGTTGCTGTTTTCCACCACGTCAGCGCTTTCTTTCAGCGCCCTCACGACGTCAGGGTCGACCTTGAGGATCGTGCAGTCTGTCAGCACCGAGTCGACCCTAGCGAAGGTCTTCTTTGAGCTCTCAAAGTCGGAGAAGAAGCACTTGTTGATGATCGACTGCTCAACATCGCAATAGGTCTCAGACTTGTAGGTGATCCCATAGCCTAGGATGTGCATCCATTTCTCTTCGTGGTCCTCCAAGTAGTTCTCCTCGCTCACGAATGTCTCCCAAAGCTTCTTGCACAGCTTGATACCCAAGGCCTGCATCAGTTTGGAACTCCTGATGAGATTCTTTAGGAAGTCCTCGTTCGTCTTGAGGTTCAATTCCGACATGGAGGAGCTCGTCAGGCTGGTTATCAAGTCTTTTGTGGACTCCCTGCTGATGTTCACACCCTCATGCTTGCTAATTAGGTCGCTGCAGTAGTCCACGAGGGCGCTGAACCTGAGATTGGTGGTGGGGCTCAACGAGCAGAAGTTGCAGATGCACAAGATCAGCTTCAGCAGAGACTTGTTGGACACATCTATCTTCAGGGCCTTCTTGGAGTTCATGAAGAGCTGGGACGCTGAGGCGGACAAGTAGCCCAAGGACTGCCTGATGATGCTAGTAGCCTGGTTTCTGTTCTCCGCAGTGATGAACTCCTTGATGCTGTAGTCTAATATCGAAGTGTTGAAATCCTTGTTACCGGGGCTCGACAGCAACTGCAACCAGTCGTTCATGAACATCTCCTTGAGGTGGAACTGAGGGTTCGGGTCCATGATGATCACATTAGTCATGTGGTATGAGATCACAAACGCGCTGGCGAACGCATCCAACAAATTGTAGCAGTCTTCGGAGATTATGTAGTTGAAGTCCTTCAAAATATTGCTCGCGATGGTGCTCTTGTCAAGGTTGTCCAAAAACATCATCAACATGTTGATCACACAGTCCTCCGACTTGTTGGGGTCGGTCACGACCTCATTGACCTTGATAAGGAGGCTGTTCTTCTTGCTTTCCAAGGTGTTGACGATGAGTTTGTATCTCAGTTTGTCTCTGCCATAGTGACAGTTCAAGCTACTGAAGAGCTTGATACTCTCGTTGACGATCTTAATCGAAATTATAGCCCG